AGCTGTGCCGTCTCTAGCTTCGTTAAGCCCAGTTACGTCGCGAATCATTTGTAAATAATATTGATACGTTTGTATCAACGCATTTATCTTAGCTTGACCACTTGAGCTATTAAGTTCTTGAATAGGCACTTTACCTGGATTCATATCACCGTCTTGAGTAAGTGATCGACCAACAATAGAACCTGTTTGGAAATACATGTTCAATGCTTCCGCCGGGTTATAGTTAGTTCCATTACCAAGATCAACTTCTGCAAGCCCGTCCATATCTAAGTAAACACCATCTGGTACCATTCTAGATAACACTTGTTGCAGTTTTAAATGCGTTAACTGAATCATATCAGCAAAACCAATACATTTACTTACTAGAGACTCAATACGCCCTTTGTACATTCTAGGCGCACACAAAGCATAGTTCATTTCTACTTTAGTTGTATCAGCCGTAGGTCTAGACATATTCTCTGCTAGTTCCCACTTTATCATTTCATTTGAGCCTAATACCTTAGCTCCGTTATATAAAACCTCAATAGATCTTGACACTCTTTCAAAATTGTCATTCTCTGGCGGATTAAATGAATCAGGCTTTTCTAAAGCTTTCATTAATCCTTGCGGCGTTTCTTTTATTTTAAATACTTGATTATGGTATGTCTTATAATCAAAGTATAAAACTTGAACTGTGTTCTCGTCGTAACCACCCCAACCGGTCACATACTGGCTATTACCTGGCATTTTCTGAATTCTCTCAAGCTCTTCTTCTGAGATGTTTGGAAATTCTTTTTTAAGCTCAGGTATTGTTATAGACTTTACTTCTCCTACATAATATACATCGTCAAAATTAGGATCTTCAGTATAAGAGTAAACCACATAGGCTGGATCTACATAATCAACTGTAATTCCTTCAGCTGTATTAAACCCAGTCTTAGCACATGCAATACCTAAAACAGTTAAATCCATATTTAACCTTTTTCTAGTAAGATCGTATTTGTTTTGCGCAAGCACAGACGATATAGCTTCTTCTTCTGCTATTTCAATTGACTGCTTATAGCTTAGTTGCATATGAAGCTCGAGCTCGTCTTTAGATTCAGGCACTGTATCAATATTTGGTGTTTGATATAAATTAATACCAAGCGTTTGCTGTAAGCTATCTAAATACTCTTTAGACACCATATCTTCATAAAGCATAGAAGCGTAATCAGTTCTTTTCTTTATTGACGATGGATCTTGAGCGTAAGCTTTAATATCATAAGACTTTCCAGATATACCATTTACTACGATGTCTACAAATTTAGACAAAATAGGCACAGGCTTCCAGTCTAAGTTTAAATAAGATAAATCACCGTTTATAGATAACTCGTCTTTGTATTTTTGTATTGACTGCTCGCCTCGAGCATACAATCTTAATTGGTGAAATTGATTCCAACTAGTTAAGTATCTATTACCATTAGTACGCCCTTGTCCAAACCACTCGTATTCGATAGCTTGACCAACTTGCGTCCCGTATTCCCAGCTTGCTTTCTCTGCATCGCTCACTACTTGACTAGGAAAAGCGCTATTGGTGTTAGTATATATACCCATTTAACTTATTATTTTTGATGTTGAACCTTTATTATCGTACTTTTTAAAACCTAAATCTACCGCTTGTGGTTTTTGTCTAGGCGCGTTTGGTGCGTATCTATGTTTGTTACAAGCCATTAAAGCTAGGCCTGAGCTAATAGATGCATCATGCTTTGTTCTATTATTAATATCAAACTTAGCCCAATCCTCTAATGTTCTTTGGAAATACGTATCTCCATAACCTGTTTCTTTTAAACCTACAAAATCATTGATGTAAGTTTCTATAGCTGCGGCGTGTGCTTGTTTTATATCTTCACTTGAGTTAGGTATTCCGCCTAGCTCTCTCTCTGTCACAGACAGTTTGTTATATTTTCTATCAGGCCTGTTAATTGAATAACCTCTGTAGCCTCGACGCTTGAAATAATACAAGAGTCTAGGTTTATTGTTCTCAGCTAATATAGGCATCCCGTAGAATACACAAGCCATTAGAACGTCTTCAAAGAATATCTCAGCAGTCTGAGGACGAGCTATATATTCTAAGAAAAACATATTTGGAGGTACATCCTCCATTGAAAACTTTGTTAAACCGTGAAGAGATCCTTTGGATCCTCTACCGTCCACAGTACCTGATATGTCGTATGGATCACAGCCAAATGCTCCACAATGTTCATTGCCAGGATGATTAGTACCATTTTTTATATATCTTTTATTTTGAAGATGTGCGGGTGGAACCCAGGTCACTAAAAATCTACCATCTTTGTTTGGTACAAATATCACCTTAGTATCTTGCTTAGCGTTCTCCCATTGAAAACTTCCTTTTGTTACTTTAATTGAGTTTTTAAGATCTTCGTTGAAATCTATTTGCTCGTATATCTTTGTTAAATTAAATAGAGATTGTTTTGATTCATCTCTAAACGCGTGCTTAGTTGTGCGTGGGAATTGTCTGTAGAATTCGTTTAAACCATCTTGATCAGATCTTAAACCTTCTACTTCATTGTCCCAATACTCTATTACACCTTGTGTTATTTTTGTTCCGTGTGGGTCTTCAACTCCTTCTTTTGGTGTGTTGAATACAGGAAAGCCATAAGAATCAATGTATCCTTCGTAGTTCCATTCCATAGGTATGAACAAAGAATAGAGTCCTGAGCGTGTCTGTCCATTGGCGTTTCTTTGTGTAACATCTGAATCATTGTAAAGTTTTTTAAAGTTTCCGCCGCCTTTATCTAAAGCATTTGAGGTACTACCCATCATACACTTACCAATAACTCTAGAACCTAATCTTAAACAAGTTCTGGTTACTCGCCAATTGTTTAATATATTTGTAGGTCTCTCCCACTTTCCACTTTCATCGTGTACTAGTAGCTTTAGTTTCTCTCCATCATAGGAGTTGTCGCCCGTGTTTTTCCAGTCGATCGTTGTGTCAAGACCGGTAATCTCTTGGAGCTTCTCGTTCGAGTCAAGTTTACGCCTGGTGAATTTCGAGGCGGGGACACGATAGGCAAGTTCGGTCTTTGGTCGATCCATACCGTCCTGGATCGGCTTGAAGAAGAACGGGTAGTTGACCGAAATCGGTACGACCTTATCTGTGAACATCTTCTTTGCATCTGGACCAGATTTGGACAGTATCCCAAACCGTGAATCCGTAGATATGGTTGCAAGGTTAACTGATTCAGCTGAGGACATAAACGAGAATCCGCTACGACGGTTCTTAAGATAACACATTCCATAAGACCGCTTGTCGGCCTTACAAGCTTCCCAGAATATGTAGAATAATCTGTTTGACTCGCGAAAGTCTGGTTGCCCGACATCAATCTTACTCCACTGCAAGTACATGTAGTTAGTACCAGTAATATAAGTAGGCTTGCCTTTGTTAATGAACCAAAAACCTTCTTCGCGCCGTGTAAATTCTTTATCAATGTAATCATACCATTTTTCTTTAAAGTCTAACGGATATTCTTCCCAGTCAAACACAGATTTAATTTTACTTAATTCTTTTGGATACTTAGTATAAGACCATCTGTCGTTTTCAAACTCTACAATATCTTTTTCTTTAGGTAAAGCTATTAAAAGATCCTGTATCTTATATATCTCACCTATTTCGCCAGTTTTACTAATAACTATTAAATCGTGCTCAGCATTATGGCCATATTCCCATTTCTTATACCTATTCATTCTTTTAAGAACTTTAGGTTTTACGTGGTCTTTTACAACTTTATATAGAGTTTGCTCGTACATTATTTAGATCTTCCTTCAGCAAAACCTCTAAAAGATTTCTCTTCTTTTATTTCTGCAGGTTTTTCGTTTAATAATGCCTCTTCAGCTTCTAATCTATTTAGTATTTCAAATGCATCAAATATAGCTAACTTCTTTGTAGCTGCAGCATTTTTTAATCTATCTGCCGTGATATCATCTCCTGAATCAACGATAGCTTCTTTAGCTACTTTGATCAGTTCCTCAACTGCGACTTGCCCAGCTTGGATTATATTCAACTTCGTTTCCTTGGTATTCATATTTAATTACAATATCATTAGATTTCATACAATATAAACGCTTGCCATCAACTAAAAATTCCCATTCACCGTTAGGCGTATAGCCTACTAAGTCTCCTGGAT